TTTCTGAAGCGGAAACTTTTGCACTATAGAAGTATCTTGATGCAGAACCTTCCTCTGATACGAACCAACTTTTTTCCTCTTGATTAGGTATTCCATCTATAAAATCACCACCACTTCTTTTGTAACTCATATGTCTAGTGCTTTTATTATTTGGAAATATATCTTTTACAACATCACTACCATCATGTATGATGTTAGCAGGGAATCTACCTAACTCACTTGAACCTGTTTCTATACCAGCATATCCGCCTTCATAAACATCTTTTGCCATCTTGTCAGTTTTCCAAGTACCTTTACCACCTAGTCTTGAGTCATCATTTTCTGATAATGATATTCTTGACTCATCAATATTAATTGCACCTGTTCCGTATTGCAATACATTATTAGCAACAGTTCCCTTAAATGCTTTTCTTGCCATCACAACAGGTTCGTGTGCAGGTTTAAGTGCAGTACCCCAACCATTACCAACATTCAAACTTTTTGGAAACCCACTTCCATATATCCACATAATCTGGTCTCTGATTTCAAATCCTGCATCTTCTATCGCAACTGCCATTCTATGATAAGTTCTACTTCCTGAAAATGCGAGTAAGTGTCCGCCTGGTTTTAGTAACTGTAAACAAAGTTCCCAAGTTTCTTTTTGAAATGCAATACCAGTTGAATCCCAACTCTTACCCATAAACCCTAATTCATATGGTGGGTCTGTAACGACAGATTCTACTTGTATTCCCTCGTCAATCATCTTTTGCATTTGTTCTATGCAGTCTGCATTATATAAGTTTATCATTTAAAAAACTCATCTAAAGGTGATGTATCTTTTGGTTTATAAACTTTTTTCCAATACTTGGTGTTTTTCATCTTTCCATCTTTTTCGTAAATCTTTATTGCATGAGGATATTTTTTTTGAATGTATCTCAAGGCGTCATAATGTTCTTTGGTTTGAAAAAAGTCATCTGGTCTATTTTCTTCTTCATACATACCAGACCATATTTCCCGTGTATTTTCAAGTTTCTTGTCTACCTGACTTCTATTATCGTATACAAATTCTGTAGACCGTCTAGTGTTTATTCCTCTAGATAAAATTTCAAATAGAAACAAAACATCTTCTGCAATTCTCAACGAACATATATCTATATCATCAATGACCTTTGAAATCATTCTTCCATCACAAAATGTGTATGAGTACACATCTTTGGTATCATTGTAGAGGTCAGTTGATGGAGGGCTCCAACAATCTGAAAGGCCAACCATACCAATATCGGGTTCATCAAACCATTTATCTACTGTTTCATATAACCTAAGTATTTCTTCTTGAGTGGCATCTCTCTTGGACTTTTCCATATCAGAAATGTCAGACCAGTACTTAGAATTTCTTTTTCTAATAATGATATCATCATCTGCAACACAATATTTAATAGGTCCAGCATGTTTATGAATAAATTTTCTTGTCTGTGCTAATTGTGTCCAAGTGCCAAGAAATTCTTCTGGAACTTCAAGATATTCACAATCATAAGTATATTGGTTTCGTTCATTAGGGTCTACAACCATAATAACACGTTTTTGTAGTTCTTCAGGAAGATTATTGTATGTTATTTGATTGTTTGCCCTTCTTACTGTTGGTATATAAATTCGTTCAATCATGTAAAAAAGTCCTCAAGTGTACTAACTGCTTCAGTTTTCCAACCGATTGCATCTAATATTAATTTCAATGGGTCGACAAATACTTTATCGTATTGAGTATTATAATCTATAAACTTGTGTAAGTCAAGTTCTTTTGGTAAATGATTTGGAAATGTAATCACATTTTCTTTGATAGAATTAGGCAGTTTCAAATAACAAAACTTAATCTTCTCACCATCTTTGATTGTTTCATACTTTCTATCTAGTTTCTTTTCTTTTAGATAGTGATTATATAGTAAGGCACCACGAACGTGAATAGGTGTTGCTTTGGCATAAATAGTTCTGCTATCAGACCACTTCGTAATGTTCTGCACACTACGAGGAAACGATACTTGCTCTGGTGTCATATTCATAAACTCTTGTTTGAAGTTTGCGATAAACTTCTGTACATCAGATTCGGTACCTATCATCAATAGTTTAAATACTTCTTTAAACTTATCACGAACAACTTCTGGTGTTGAAGATTTGATTGCTTCGATACCCATCATCTTTAGTTTAGGTTCTGTATACTGTACACCTTCAGAGTTATGCACATTCAGAATATATCTTTTCTTTGCAGTCCATATACCTTTATCTGCGATTACTTCTCTTGCCATTTCCATACGAGGTTGATATCCATTCATCACACGATAGAAATCATCAAATGATTTTTTCAATACAGGTTCAAAATGGTCTTGACATATTTTATCAAGAAACTGTACAGGATTATCAGGATTAAACTTCTCAACAAATGGTGCCATGTTGATGTATACAGAATCTGTATCAATGGCAATCACATAATCTTTATCAGTCTTTAACATCTTATTCATATCTTCATTGATTGCTTTCTCTGCCCAACGAATAACTGTTTGACCAGTAAGTGTAACAGACTCTGCAAGTGCATTATCAAAATACTTGAAGTACTTGTTTGCCATCGCACCATACAGAGAGTTAAGAAGAATCTTTGTTGTGTATTGACTGTTGTGTAATTTGTTTATCTCATACTGTAGTTCTTTTTCTTTTGTTCTTTCATAGTCAGATTGTGCCTTCAACATTTCTTTTTTGATTTCAGTTCTTTCTTGATAGAAGTCAACAATCAACTCTGGGATAACACCGAGTTTGTCTTTTTTAAATGCAACACCAGATGAACAGACTGCATACTGATTACTTACTGGTGTATTTCTATCATGATTAAGATAATGACTGACACTTTGAGGGAATCGTGCATCTGCAATTGTTTCTGTAGATATATTCTGTTGTACAATAATATTAGGATATAGAGAGTTCAAGTCAAAAGACACAACCCATTTGTGTTCACCAACTTGAGGGTCTTTTACATAACCACCTGCAATTGCATCAGAACTTTCTGTTGCACCTTTTATATTATATTCAACTTTCTTTACACGATTGACTGGTGATATTATGTTCTTACTCAACAGTCTACGATAGATAATTGATTCCCATATTGTAGTTGTACCAAATGCATTTTCTATGTTTACACCACCCTTGTATGCGATTGTAAGACACAAGGAGATGAGGTCGAGTCTTTGGTCGAGTCTATCCACCAACTCAACGTCTTTGATGTTATAATCAATGAATTTCTGATGGTCTTCTTTGTATAGTGTATATAGATTACCAAATTCTTCATACGATAACTTACGTTCATCTAATACAACATGACCGACATGGTCAAGACGATACGATTCTAATTGACCAAAGATACCAACACCAAACTTTCTGAATAAGTCAAGATAGTCTGCTTGTTGTATACCAATGATATCGTATGTCTGCATTTCTTTATTCATCTGCATAGATGTATCTGCATTGACTATCTTCCAAGGCGATAGTTCACGAATTGCTTTATCACTTATTGTATTCTTGATACGATTGATTAGATATGGTATATCAAAGAATGATGTGTTCCAACCTGTGATAATGTCAGGCATATTCTTATTCCAATACATAAGAAACCGACCAATCAAATCTTGTTCAGTCATACACTTGACATAGTTGATTTTGCCTTTGAGATTATCGAGTACTGTTTCTTCTGGATTATAATCACCGAGACCCCATACTTGATAGATATCTGATTTACTTGACTTGACTGCGATTGATATAATTGGATAGGCCGCTTCTTCTGGTGTAGGAAAACCATCATCACTTGCGACCTCAATATCAAAGTTTACTATGTTGATATCTGATTTATTAAATTCAATATCATTAGGAAACTTTTGTGTGATGAATTCGTGTAGATAATTAGTTGTGCCAAAGATAGGAAAATCTTCAACTTCTTGATATCTTCGTACGAAGTCAGAGGCACTTCGCATTGTGTCAAATCTTTGTTTCTTTAGATTATGACCAAAGAGTGATTTAAATTGTGTTTTTTCTTTTGTAGGTAAGTAGAGAGTTGGTGAGTGTTTGACTCGATATGTATCTTGTCTGCCGTAATTATATCCACGATATAGAATCTCATTACCATAACGATTAACTGATGTGTAAAATTTCATAATATAATTATACAATATTCTTTCATAAAAGTAAATAGGTGGAGTAAAAATACTCCACCTTTTTTAGACTACTTCAAGTGATTAAGAAATTCTACGATTAATAGCGACAAGTATATCGCCTACAGAAACGCCTTCTGCTCTTGCGAACTCTCTTGCGGCCTCTGCCTGTTTCTCGATTTTTCTTTTTCCACCGAAGTGAATGCCAAAGAGTCTTTCTCCTACTTTGTTAAGTAGATATTTTTCAGTTGGACTCATTGAGTAGTTTAGCATTGTTGTCATTTGTGTTTTTCCCCTTAATAGATTGATTAATTGCTATTTTTTGGGGACGCCTCTCTTCGGGTATTATTTTCTCCAAACTAATTGAAAGAAGACCATCCTCAAGAGATGCTCCAGTAACTTCTACAAATTCGGATAGTCTAAATGACCTTTCGAATTTTCGTCCACTGATACCTTTATGGACATAAAGTTCTTGATTCCTACGATGCTCTCTATTGCCTTTGATGGTTAAGATACCATCGTGCACCGCAATATCCAAATCCTTCTCTTTAAATCCAACTAGTGCCAATTCTATAATGAATTGGTCATCATTCAGTTTCACCACATTATGAGGTGGGTAATGGTCCTTCTGATGAGAAGATGCCATTCGTTCTAAATCATTGAAGATGTGGTCGAAACCGACAAACGCCCCTCGTGGGAACGTAAAAGTATTGCTTACCATAGTTTCCTCCTAATAAAAGCAAGGTTGTAGAATAGAGCCCAATAACTTGGTACTCATTACTATATATACGAATTATAAATTAGAATTGATTAAATGTCAATATTTTTTATTGAAGAATGTCCTGCAAGACTAACTCTATATCCAAATGGTGTAACTTGATGAGCAACACTACCATGTTGACAGATTATATCACCTGGTTCAAGTATCATATCATCATAACCATCAAACTCCCAACGAGTTTTTCCTATTAAATTCATACAAATTAAATATGTAGGTGTTATTTTATCTTCTTGATAATCGTTGTGCCACTCTTTACCTTGGTCAGTACTTCTAGTACTAATAATACATGCAATCTTATGTGCTTTAAATATTTTACTAAAAAGATGTTCTGATAATTGTTTTATAATAGGAATATCAATAACAAAATCATTTGACTCTTCTTCTTTGATGTTTATTTTTGCTTGACCTTTTACTGCACTAACTTTTTCAGTCTTTGCCTTATCTTTATTTCTTATCAATTCATCAAAAGATAACCACCAATCGCCTTCATACTTTTCGAAATTATGAAAAGAATGTAGTTTAACTGGTCTACAGTCTAGATAAGACTTTGAAACCAATTCTATATTTTTGTTGCATATATCAATAAAAGTTTTATCAACTTCAAACATTACCTAACTATATCTTTTAATTTAAATTTTTTATTAAAGAATGTCCTGCGATAGTGATTCTTTTTTCGATAGGTTCAACATTATGTATTACATTTCCATTTTGACATAAGACATCACCTGGAGACATATGAATGTCATCATATCCTTTAAAGTACCAATTAGTTTTACCAATTAAATTCATACATATAAGATATGTGTCAAAATCTTGATGCCAATCTGTTCCATAATCAATATCTTCTAAACTTGCCCAAAGTGTAATTTTAAATTCAGAAAATATTTTACTAAAAAAATAAGTGGAAAGTTCTTTTAAAATAGGAATTTCATTAATATTTTCAGGTGAAAATCTGAATTTTGTAAAACCTTTTCTTTTTGCCTTTATATCTTTTTCTCTAATCAACATATAAGGTTCAAAATCTGCCCACCATTTTTCTTCCCAATACTCAAAGTTTTTGAAGGGTTTTAGTTTTACAGGTTTTAATTCTTTATATGCTTGTGATATTATTTTTACATTCTCATCACAAGTTTTAATAAATTCTTCCTGATTCCACATTAATTAATTTTATTACCTATATTATATTTTGGACACAATTCCCAATCATCTTTGTCTTTAAATGAGATAATTTTGATTTGTCTTAATGGTGCAAGAGGGTCTAGTTTAGTACTACCATCAATCGTAATTAGACCCCAATCACTCATCAATTGAGCAATAGTGTTTCTTCTTGCGATATCAGATTCTTCTAAGTCTGACTTCTTACCATCAAGTAAAAATAGTTCTTTGAAATGTACGATAAAATATCTGCCTTGTTTGTGTAATATATGGCATGATTGGTATAACTTCTTGTCTTTACGAGAAGCAACACCTATTCTTGTAAGTGTTTCACGAACTTTTAGGAAATCGTCTGGTTCATTCAATACTACTTCGAGCATTGAACTAGGTGTCCATTCTGTAAGATTACTTTCTTCCACCTTTATATACCTTTTGTTTTAATTCTTCAATTTGTTTTTTGGAAAATAAGCGAAGGACTTGTCTTGCTTTGTCGTTGCTATATCCATAATACTCTTTAATTACTTCCACGTCATTTTCTGTTTCAGGTTTAAACCACTTACTAAATCGTTTCCGTGGCCTAATAATATTTATAAAAAATGAAAATTGTAACCTATTATCAATGTGATGATTGACATTCATTTCATTTGCCATAAGAACTGTATCTTGAAAGTAAGATAGTCCACGATTGACCATGAAACCATTATATTGTTTTTCTGCTAGGTCATCAACCATAATATCTTTTTTAGTATCGTTGATTGCAGTTAGATACTCAAACGGATTCATTAAAACCAACCTAACTTTGTACCGTTATGTGCAATAATAAAGAAACATGCAGTCATGTGAGTTATTACCCATACTGTTCTAATAATGGCGGCAATATCACTTTCTCTATCATTACCTATTTTACTACCAATTGTTTTGGCCCATATTCGCCATACTTTATGCATTTTGTATTCTCTCTCGCAGTTCAGATGAACTGAAGTCATGACTTCTTGTATTAAAGAATAATGCCATTTTATTATCATCAAAAGTATATCCTGATTGACAAAGTTCTCTGCCAGTAAAATCTTTATCTTTATATTCTTCACCTACAAAACGAACATCTATTGTTTTCTCGTGTAGTTTGAGATAGTCTAATAAATCTTTTTCTGTTTCGTATGGTACAATCTCATCTACATACTTACATGCAGACAATTGTACATATCGTTCTACGATACTTTGTATAGGTTTATTTTTTTCTTCTCTATCAATACTAGGGTCAGTCTGTAAACCTACAATCA